GAACAACTTAACTATATGCCACCGGCACAGAAAGCAAACGAGTGGCAAACACTCGTCAACGATCTTTTACAAAACGCTACACAGATAGAGGTGCCTGAAGAATTAACACTTGGAGGACAGTTTAAAGAACTGGTCAAACAGTTCTGCACGTCTAGGATTCGAGCAATGTCTCCCGAAGAGATGGAGATGGGCAGACCCTGGACGGATAAAAACAAAACCTATTTCAAACTCAAAGGTATACAGGACTATTTAGTAAACCAAGGGTTCTCAAAATTAAACCGGCCACAGATACAGCAACGACTCAAGGATTTGGGTGGGGACTTTCACGGAGTGTATCGATACAAAGACGAGTCCGATAAATGGAAGGGTGTCCGAGTTTGGTGGGTACCTGAGTTTGAATACGAAGAAATAAGTTTACCAGAAGGAGATGAATATGAAGCCCCGTTCTGAAGATCGAATGTTAAAGGTTTCAGAACTAGCAGAGTTTCTTGGAGTGGCACCACCGACTATCTACAAGTGGGTAGACGAGGACAATCTTCCGAAGCCCTATCAGATAGGTGAGGCTGCGGTGCGGTGGAGACTGAGTGAAATAGAAACTTGGCTAGAAGAGAAAAGACGATGACAGAGCAGTTAATCTTTGGTCCTCCAGGGTGTGGTAAAACACACACACTCATGGAGATTATTCGTAGTGAACTCAATTCGGGAACTCCACCGGATAGGATCGGCTTTGTTTCTTTTTCCAGAAAGGCGGTTAATGAAGCAAGAGAACGTGCCGGTGCTGCTTTTAATCTGACTGAAAAAGACACGCCATACTTCCGCACCTTGCACTCATTAGGCTTTAAATGGCTAGGCATGAAGACGGTTCAAATGATCAACGCCTATGATCTTGCAAAGATTGGTACAGATATGGGTTTGTTTTTTGATAATAGAGATGTGTTTGATGAAGATGGTTTGATGATGCAGTCTGCCAGAGAAGGCAACAAATACATGACGATAATTCATCGTGCCGCTATGAGACGGGTCTCTTTGGATAAGGAGTTCAACTTAACTGGAGACCACAGACTACATTTTCCAATACTTGTAAAACTGTCTAAGTTGTACAACTCGTACAAAGAAGAAACCGGTAAGCATGATTTTACAGACATGATTAAGCTGATGGTGGAACAGGGTACGGCTCCAGTATTGGACTTACTGATCGTTGATGAAGCACAAGATCTTACCCCGTTGCAGTGGGAGCAGGTTAAGTTACTGCGTAACAATGCCAAACGTGTCTATTACGCAGGTGACGATGACCAAGCAATTTTTAAATACACGGGTGTAGATATCCGCTGCATGTTAAACGTTTGCGATGATTTAAAAATATTGGAGCAATCTTATCGAGTGCCGAGAGCGGTGCATCATCTAGCTAACAAAATCTCTTCAATGATAGGAACCCGTAAAATTAAAAACTGGGAACCCACAAATCACGATGGATCTATTCGACACTACATTAGTATCAATCAGATCGACATGGATGAAGGGTCTTGGACAGTGATGGCAAGAACAACCAAAAACCTAAGAGCGTTAGGGGATAACCTAAAAGCAATGGGTATCTTGTACAAGATCAACGACAGTCTATCCTTCAATGAAAAACTTTTAAGATCGATTAACCTTTGGAAAGAGCTACAGGCAGGTGAGTTTATTTCTGTAGAAGAGGCTGAACTCTTGTACTCACACCTACCAAAACGCGGTAATGATGCAATGGTTAAGTATGGCATGGCTAAGACACTTAAAGAAATAGACTCTGAGAAACCTCTGACATACAACGCCTTGGTTGAGGATCATGGGTTATTGGCAAGTAAAGAATTAATTGCAGAGAAATTATTGCGTATCTCAGAAGAGGATTTGAGATACCTTAATGCGATTCGTAGAAGAGGTAAGATATCCACAGACCCATCTATAAAACTATCCACTATTCACAGAATGAAGGGTGGAGAAGACGACAACATTGTATTGTTGGACGATATGGGTTATCTGCCATACAAAAATTATGTAGAAGGCAACCCAGATGATGAGCATCGAGTTTTTTACACAGCCGTAACTAGAACAAGACAGAACCTACATATCGTACAAACGGGTTCTAAACATAGGTATCCACTATGAAATTCTTTCGTGAACTAGAAAACCCACAACTAGTTGTAATCAGTTTAGGTGCTGGTGTTCAGTCCTCTGTACTGGCATTGATGGCAGAGGAGGGATGTTTCAGTAGAAAACCAGACTGTGCAATTTTTGCAGACACTGGATGGGAACCAGAGGGTGTGTATGAACACCTTGAGTGGTTAAAGACACAGTTAAGTTTTCCGGTATACACCGTGCAGAAAGGCAACATCAGAGACGATCTGCTCAACGAAGACAAGAACAAGAACTATCGTAGTGCTCCTTTCTTTACAGAGAACGGAGGCATGGGCCGAAGACAATGTACCAGAGAGTACAAGATAGAGCCCATACGTAAAAAAGAAAGAGAACTTATAGGTCTTAAACCAAGACAACGTGCTCCGAAAGAACCAGTTGTTGAAGTGTGGATCGGCATCAGCACAGATGAGATGCAGCGGCTTAAAGAAAGTAGAGACACCTGGTCACATCACAGATGGCCTTTGATAGAGAAACGAATGTCTAGATCAGACTGTCAACAGTGGTTTGCTGAACGTTACGAAAACCGTGTGCTACCACGGTCAGCTTGCATCGGTTGTCCTTATCACAATGACGATGAATGGCGACACATGAGAGACAACGACCCCGTGTCTTGGCAAGACGCTATTCTTTTTGACAAGGAATTAAGAACAATAGAAAGAAAGATGGAGAGCAAGGAGTACGTTCATAGAAGTTTAAAACCACTAGACCAAGTTGACTTAACCACTCCAGCAGATCATGGACAGTTAAGTTTTCTTGATGAGTGTGACGGAATGTGTGGGATGTAGATGAAAGATACAAGCACGATTAACTATCTAGACAGAGAAGAACTCGACAACATGGAGGTTGATTGGTGTGCCCCAGAGATCTTTCCAGACCTGACATCCTGCAAAGATATTGCAGTCGATCTAGAAACCTGCGACCCAAATATTAAAACGTTGGGACCTGGATGGGCTCGAGGCGATGGTTATGTTGTGGGAGTAGCTGTGGCTGCGGGGGATTTTGTGGGTTACTTTCCCATTCGTCACGAGAACAACGGTAATATTGACCCAAAGATTGTATTTAAATGGTTACAAAAACAACTAGATACGCCACATATCAATAAAATTTTTCACAATGCAACCTACGATTTGGGTTGGTTAAGGCACGAGGGTATCGAAGTTAAAGGCAGGATCATAGACACAATGGTCGCTGCGCCTTTGTTGAATGAGAACAGGTTCAGTTACAGTTTGGATAGCGTAGGTCGTGAGTATACCGGAGAGCGTAAGAACGAAAAGTTATTAAGAACCGCTGCTAAGAACTGGGGGATTGATCCCAAGTCTGAGATGTGGAAACTACCGGCTAAGTTTGTTGGTCAGTATGCGGAGCAGGATGCCGCTATGACCTTGAGTCTTTGGAGGGTGTTTGAGAAGGAGTTAGTGCGAGAAGAGCTAACTTCTATCTTTGAGTTGGAGACAAGTCTGATACCCTTGATGTTGGACATGCGACAACAAGGTGTGTTGGTTGATCTAGATAAGGCAGAGCAAACCAAAAAACTTTTACGTGAGCAAGAAGAGCAGATTAGAAAAGAGATCAAAAGGAACACAGGCGTTTTGGTTGAGCCTTGGGTGGCGACTAGCGTTGCCTCTGTTCTTGAACACTACGGCATCGAATACAAAACAACAGGTAAAACGAACCAGCCCTCAATTACAAAAGCGTATCTGCAATCAATACCGCACGAGGTCGCGGGACAAATACTTAAACTAAGAGAACTGAACAAAGCGAACAGCACGTTCATTGATTCGATCCTGCGTTATCAGCACAACGGTAGGATTCATTGTGAGTTTCATCAGTTGCGTAGCGACGACGGTGGGACGATAACGGGACGTTTCAGTTCGAGCAATCCAAACCTACAACAGATTCCCGCTCGTGACCCTGATTTAAAGAGAGCAATTCGTGGACTATTTATTCCAGAGCCGGGTGACCAGTGGGGCTCGTTCGATTACTCAAGCCAAGAACCTCGACTGTTAGTCCACTACTGCCACGTTCTATCAAACAACTTATCTGAATACTCTGGAATACAAACCATCGTTGATGCATACCAAGAAGAAGACGTGGACTTTCATCAAATAGTTGCAGACATGGCAGGGATCGGGCGTAAAGAAGCCAAGACCGTAAACCTTGGAATCATGTATGGCATGGGTCGGGGCAAACTAGCAAACACGCTCGACATCACTGAAGATGAAGCCAAAGAATTGTTGAACACATACCATGACAAAGTGCCTTTCGTTAAACAATTGGCAGACTCTGCTTCATCCAGAGCAACAAAGCATGGTCGGATACGCACCCTGTTGGGACGTAAGTGTCGCTTCGATCTGTGGGAACCAACAACATTTGCTTACAATAAACCGCTTCCGTTAGAAGAAGCTAAGAAAGAGTATGGCCCAGGCATACGTAGAGCGTTTACTTATAAGGCTCTCAACAAGCTTATACAAGGCTCCGCAGCCGATCAAACGAAGAAAGCAATGGCTGAGTGCTACAAAGAAGGATTAGTCCCTCTACTGACCGTACACGACGAATTGTGCTTCAGTATCAGTTCTGAAGAGCAAGCATCAAGAATCAAAGATATTATGGAAACGTGTGTCGATCTTTCTGTACCAAGCAAGGTAGACCAAGAGTTGGGTGACAACTGGGGCGAGGTTGGATGAACCTTGAAGCTTGTCCCATCACAATTACTGAAGCCAATGACTTCGTTGCAGAACATCACCGGCACAGTAAGAAAACACAGGGCGGTCGCTTTGCAATCGGTGCTATCTACAACAATCAGCTTGTGGCTGTGGCTATTGTTGCCAGACCAGTGGCAAGAAGAGCGGACGATAGGTATACAGCAGAGATCAGGCGGTTGTGTGCCTGTCCTGATGCTCCCAAGAATGCTTGTTCCTTTCTGTATGCACGATGCTGGAGGATCTGGCAGCAGATGGGTGGCACAAGAATGATCACGTTTACACTACAAAGTGAGAGCGGATCAAGTCTTCGTGGTGCCGGTTGGAAGATAACTGGAGAGAATAAAGCACAGACTTGGGACGTTCCAAGCAGAAGCCGTGAACCTCAAGACGTATACTATCAGGACAAGTTTCGTTGGGAGCCCTAGGCTGCCTCATAATCATCAGGTGTCAAAGGATTGTACTCAAACAAACAATTCTTTCGACAGAACCAATCAACCTCTTCACGAGCCATCTCACAAGCTTTAGTAAACATGTAATCTTGGCTTGCGTAAACAAGAACTAATTCCCATTCCATTTGAGTGCGGGTTTTGTCACCCATCATCACGTCTTTTACATCGGTCATATCGATCTTCATTTCACTCTCCAAAGTCTGACGAATCTTCGCCTGTTTCCATCATGTCTCGTAAACGCTCTGCTCGAGCACCCACCTGAGATGCCCAACGGCTGTCCATCATCTGGATTGATGCCTCTTTGTAGTCCCCTTCATCCAGAGCTTGGATCATCTTTTTAAACTGTTGGAAGCGGGGCATCCCAAGGTTGAACACCATATCAATCACAACACGTTGACGCACTTCATCAAGGTCAGGATACCAATCAAACGTTCTGACCAGTTCGTCGGTGGCGATGTTAACATCGTTGTTGAGGATGTAGTCGATCTCATCGTCGGACAGTCCTCGTTCCTCGATGTTCCTACCCACGCCTATGGTCAAGTATCCGGCTGTACATTGGTATGGTTTTCTCTCAACCCCTTCATGTAACCGGAGTTGTGCGAAAAGTTTTTGTCTATCCACGTCTTGTCTCCAAGTCTTGTGCTAACTGCTGTGTTCGCAAATTAGGAACTAAAGTGGGTGAGGTTCTTGGTATGGCTGCCACGGCTTGTGTTGGTGCGGCCACTGGTGCTTGAACTGGAGCCACGGCTTGTGGCTGTGTAGGTGTAGGTGCAACAGACTGTGCAGGTGCAGGTGTCTGTATTGTAGTTTCAGGAACAAATAGGTTTTCTGGCATTTCTTCTGGTTCTTGAACAGTTAAATCTCTACCACGAAGCTCTCGAGCAATATCAAATAGTTCGGTGTTTGGCAGTCGAGTAACGATACGAGGCTGTTTTAAGTAGTTAGCTTCTCTGGCTATATCCTGTCTAACTTTTCCACTGACACGGAACGGTTCAAATTTTCCTCTCATCACAGCGTTAAGTTCTCTGTTACCCATGCCTGTTTGTTTTTTAAGAGCGAACCGTATTTTTTGGTCACTCATGCCTAGCTCTCTGGCGGCATCAACAACCTGTTTTAATTGTGCTTGTGCTCGGAACAAATCTTCATTTGTTCTTTTGTAAGCGTTCACAATCTCTTCTTCTGTAGAATCATTTCGTTTAGCGATAGAGCTAAAATTACCAACGGCATCGGATCGTAAATCAGTGTACTCATATCCTCGATAGAATAATGTGTTTGGAAGATCTACATCCATTCTTCTAAAGCCAGTAAACGCAGTTAAAAGTTCTTCTTTTCCAGTGCTCTCTTGTCCTTGTCTGCCGGGTATGTCGGCCAGTGCTCTGGTCACTCTGCCTGGGACAAACTCACCCCCTCTTTCCAACACAAACTGTTCGACCAAACCGGGGTTGAAACCGCCAAGAATATGATTAAAACTTTTTCTCAACTGCTCTCCAGAACTTTCTGACTTACCGTATATCTCGGCTCCAAACCCTGTTTTTCCACCACGTCCAAAATAGTTCTGCGGTAAAACATCTTGCAGTCTTTCCGCTATCAAAGACTCTCCCGCAAACGGTTCAAAAAATGTTTTTATACCTTGGAACAAACCAGCCGATAGATTAGCGACCTCGTTCTCACTAACCTCTCCTTTTTCTCCATACACACGGAGAGCTTGTCTTGCTGGAGCCAGAGCAAAATCATACGGGTTCATGTAACTAAAATCGATGTACTGCATTTTACCGTCTTTAGACTTCTCTAACGGTATCAATACATGACCTCTCATGTACTCTGGAACTACCTTTTGTAAGGCATTCACCT